GGGATCATCCTTATGAACAAACTTGGATGAGCTATATATTCCAAGAAACACTTAAAAAGAATATAAAACCAGCAATACTACTCGCAGCACCAGTATGGCACAATAGAATAATTTATTATAAACCAGAAGAAAGACGTGAGAACTAAACTCTCGTTCGTACATTTAAAAGGTTATGTATCAAGCAATTTACTACAATAGAAGTACCAAGACGTACCATTTAAGAGATGATAAAAAGGGGTGGCTCGAATTTCCATATCGAGCTACCTGCTATATGGCTGATGAAAAAGGCAACTACGAAACACTAGATGGTGTTAGAGTAGCTCCAACTAAGCAATATAACTGGAAAGACCCAAACGCATACGAAAGCGATGTTGATAAGTTTACTCGTGTATTAGTAGATGCCTACTATGAGCAAGACGACACACCCGAATTTCAAAATATAGTTTATCTAGATATTGAGTGTGAAATCGCAGGGGCACTTACACAAGACAGTGTTAGAAGTCCTCAAGGTAAATTAACAGCAATTGCTTTATACGATAATAGTACTAAAATGTACTATTGTTATATCTTAGATGAAGCACGAACAATGACTCTATCTGAATCAGAAAACAAAGTTATTGTACCTTGTGCTACAGAAAAGGAATTAATGTACAAGTTCTTAGATAAATGGGAAGAATTAGATCCTACTATTATAACAGGATGGAACAGCGAATTCTTTGATATTCCTTACTTATACAATCGTATTGCAAATGTTTTAGGACAAAGTGAAGCTGTACGTTTATCTCCACTTAAATGTGTAGATGAAAGTGAATTTATGGGTGTTAAATATACTACAATAGCAGGAATAAACCATCTTGACTATATGTTGCTATTTAAAAAATACATTACAGCTCAAGAACCATCTTATGCATTAGGCAATGTTGGAGAAAAATATGTTGAATTAGGTAAAGTAGATTATTTAGGCTCATTAGATAAATTATTTAAAGAAGACATAAATAAATTCATTGATTACAATATTAGAGACGTTGAAATTATAGTTGCATTAGAGGATAAACTTAAATTTATTGACTTAACAGTTATCATTAGTCACTTATGCCATGTACCATATGAACAAATTTATATGTCTACAGCGCTTAATGAAGGTGCTATATTGACATATTTGAAACGTAAAAACATAGTTTCACCTAATAAACCTACTACATACAATCCTACATTAAAAGATATTAAGGAAGAATATGCAGGTGGATACTTAAAAGACCCAGTACCAGGACTATATGAGTGGGTGATTGACTTAGATTTTACATCGCTATATCCATCAATTATACGTTCACTTAACATAGGTATTGAAACATTAGTTGGGCGTATTGTAAATAAAGACAAATACGATAATCAATGGTCTTTAAAAGAATTAAAGCTACTAAATCCATCTACTGAAGTTACTATTGAACGAGTTAATCCTAATAAAAGTATATCTCGTTCTGTTATAACAGTAGAAAAGATACTTCAATTAATTAAAAATGAAAACTGGGTTGTATCTGCACCTGGAGTTATATTCCGTAAAGACAAATCAAGTATTGCATGTGAGGTATTAACTGACTGGTTCAATAAACGTGTTGAATATAAAAACTTAATGAAGAAAGCCTATAAAGCAGGTGATGCTGTTAAAGGCGAATTCTATAATAGACGACAACACGCCTACAAAATTAAATTGAATGACGTTTACGGATGTTATGCTATTAATGGATGGAGATACACCGATGGGCATAAATTCATCTCAAAAGCAATTACACTTACAGGACAACGTTTAATCCAGGACTCTATTAAGTATGTAAATAGATGGGTAAATAATGAAATGAATACTGAGGGTATTGATTATATCGTAACATCAGATACTGATTCATTATTCATTCAAGTAAAAGATTTACTACAGAAAAGACATCCTGAATTAAATTTAAATAATAGAGAGGAAACAGTAAAGTATGTTTTAGGAATTGCTAGTGAAATCCAAGCAGCCGCTAATAATAATTTACACAGTTTAGTAGTTGAATTATTTAACCTACATGACATGCCTCACTATTTTGATTTAAAGCAAGAGGTTGTACTTGAACGAGGATACTTTGCAGGCAAAAGACGTTACGCTCAATTCATTGTAAATAAGGAAGGTGTACCTGTAGAGGAATTAGATATTAAAGGATTAGACCTGATGAAATCAAATTTCCCCCCTTACTTTAGAACGTTTAGTAAGCAGTTACTTCAAGACATTATGTTCGGTAAACCTAAACCTGAAATAGATAAAAAGATATTAGCGTTTAGAGAAAGTATCAATACTGTAGATTGGAGATTACTATTAAAACCTACAGGAATTAAAAATCTAGAAGGATATGTAGCATCAAGACCAACAGCAGGTGAGATATTTTCTAAATTAGAATTAAAATGTCCTATCAACACTAAAGCAGCAATTTATTATAACGATTTAATACGCTTTAAAAAATTAGATAAAAAACACAATACACTCCAGATTGGAGATAAAATGTTTATTGCATATTTAAAAGACAATCCATATCGAATTGATGTGATTGGATTTAATGGATATGATGACCCTCCATTCATTACAGAGTTTATTGAAAAATATCTCGATAAAGTACAGTTATTCGATTCAATATTACGAAACAAATTAGAAACACTGTATGAAGATTTAAAATGGGGAAGACCAATATTCAACAGCAGCATAAACAAATTCTTTACATTTGGATAACCGAATAAAAGTTATTATATTTACACTATGGCACCAAAAGAAAAAGCAGTAGCACTCGTTCAAGCATTTATAGATGAAGGCTTCTTACCAGCAGCCGCTAGAATAGCAGCATTAGTAGCAGTAGATGAGATATTAAACATGCCTAAAATTGCTTCATTTAGAAGAGATGAAACATATATGGAATTAGAATATTGGATTGAAGTAAAACAAGAAATAGAAGCATTATGATCAATAAACTACATTTAGTATCAACTATCGAAAAATACTATCTTAACGGTACAGTTGAGAGTGTTAAATGGAGCATATCAAATAATAAATTGAATGTTTCGTTTGTATCACCTAATCAAGACTTAGTAGGTAGTGTTGAAAGTGATGTTACATTAGAAGATGGAACAATAGGTATCTTTAACACTAGTGGATTACTTAAAATGTTAAGTATACTAGAGATGGATGTTTTAATTGATATTGAAAAAACACATAAAGTACCAACTAAATTACTTATTGAAGATTCTAATTTCTCATTACAGTACTCATTAGCTGATCCTTATATTATTTCACTAACACCATCTATTACGGAGCCTACTTACGATGTTGAATTCATTATTGATTCTGAATTCATTATGCGTTTTTCTAAAGCTAAAAGTGCATTAGGAACAAATACTAGAGATGTATTTAGAATATCAAGTTTAGTAAACAATGATGGAAATAAAGAAGTTAAATTAATATTAGGAGAACCAACATCACATTCAAATAAAATTGAATTCACAACAAGCGCTAAATTTGACATAGGTGATTCTAAACAAACACCATTCAATTCAGCATACGTTAAAGAAATACTTAACGCTAATAAAGATGGAATTGTAGATGCTAAAGGATACTTAAGCACTCAAGGATTACTAAAATTAGAATTTACAACTGAATCTGGAAAATCAATATATTACTTACCGGAAATACAAATAGTATAATGATACATAAGGGAATGTTAAAGATAGGAGATAGTTTATACCTAGTAAGATACATTTTAAGTGAAGACTATGACGCAGTAGCTCAGGAATGGAACAAAATGAGTGAATTAAATAAAACGTTTAAAAGGGACAGTAAAATGTACTTTTGCGAATTAATAGAAGAGGCCATTATTGATGAAAATGTGGATAACCCAATTATCTAGTGTATATTTATATATAAATAAAAATAAAAGTTATGAGTGATCCATTTAATGGGCGTCGCGGACGCCAAAAAGGCCAAGTTAAGGATGTTGTTATTATCAAAGATCCTTTATTTGCTCCTTATGAAATCCATGAAGATAAAAATTGCTACACACTAGTAGAACCTGGCTACAATGATGGTATGGTAACTGTTGGTTACTTTAACTCATTAGAAGCAGTTATGCATAGACTAATTCGCAATTGTATCGTAGATAAAAAGGGTATTTATACCTTTAAAGAATATGTTGAAGAACATAAACAAACAGTTAATAATTTAAAACAAGCACTAAATATATGATAAAAGCAGTATGGGATGCCATTATAGTAAAGGCAGACGAGAAAACAGAAAAAATGCATGGGAAATTTATTGTTCCCGATTTAACACAAGAAAAAGCAATTATTGGAACAATTGTTGATGTCGGACCAGGAAGATGGAATGCAGCTGGAGATACACGTATCCCAATGTCATTCAGTGTAGGACAAAAAGTAGTATTACCTCAAGTAGGTCCTACAAAGTTAGAATGGGAAGGTGTAGAATACATCGCCGTATCAGAAGCAAATGTATTAGCATTAATTGAAGACTAAAAATAAAATATGAAAACAGCATTCAACCAAGAAGCAAAAAACAAACTAGCAAAAGGTATTAGACAAGTAGCCGACGCCGTTGGCTCAACCCTTGGACCTTACGGACGTAACGTAGTATTCATTGATGAGTATAACACAGTACGTAGCACTAAAGATGGTGTTACTGTAGCAAAAACATTAAAAGATTTTGAAGATCCAATTGAGAACATAGGTGCTCAAATGGTAAAGCAAGCATCTATTAAAACAGCAGATAAAGCAGGTGATGGTACTACAACATCGACTGTACTAGCAAATGTATTAATTCAAAAATCATTTGCATCTATTAACGCAAATACAAATGTAGTATTAGTTAAAAAAGGTATCGAAGCAGCATCTAGAGAAGTAATTGAAGGTTTAAGAGAAATTAAACGCGAAATTAATTCTGAAGATCAAATTAAGCAAGTAGCTACCATTTCAGCAAACAATGACGAAGAAATTGGTGCATTAGTAGCTGAAGCTATGAAAATGGTAGGTCAAGATGGTGTTGTTACTGTTGAAGAAAGTAAAACAGGTGAAACATCATTAGAAACAGTAGAAGGTATTCAATTCGATAGAGGATATAAATCAATGTATTTTACAACAGATAATAATACAATGTCTGCTGCATTAAAAGATCCATTAATTTTAATCTATAATGGACGTTTAACATCAGTTAAAGAATTACTCCCAGTACTTGAAGGTACTTCACAAACAGATAGCTCATTATTGATTATCGCTGAAGATATTGATGGTGAAGCATTATCTACCTTAATCGTTAACAAAATGAGAGGTATGTTAAAAGCAGTTGCTGTTAAAGCTCCTGACTTTGGAGATCGTCGTTTAGCAGTATTAGAAGATATCGCTACAGTAACAGGCGGTACTGTAATTTCACCTGAAAAAGGAATGAAATTAGAGCGCTTTAATTCAGATTGGTTCGGTAAAGCAAGAGTAGTAACAGTAACTAAAGACACTACTACAATTGTAGATGGTGTTGGTGATGAAGATGCAATCCAAGCTCGTATTACTGAACTTAAAGACCAAATTGGAAAGTCACAATCAGCGTTTGAAAAAGAACACTTACAAGAGCGTTTAGGTAAATTAGTAGGTGGTGTTGCCGTAATTAATATCGGTGGTGCTACTGAAACTGAAATCAAAGAGAAGAAAGATCGTATCGATGATGCTTTACAAGCAACCAAAGCAGCACTTGAAGAAGGATTACTTCCAGGTGGTGGTGTAGCGTTACTTGAAGCTAGAGAAAAAATCACACTTAATAAAGAAGACGGTGAAGATTTTAATTTAGGAAAGAGAATAGCATATACAGCATGTGGCGCTCCATTCTTGAAAATCTTATCAAACGCTGGTATTGAAAATACCACAGATATTATCTATACTCTTAGATCAGCAAGAGAGAGTAACCCAGAAAATGGTCGTACATTTGGGTATGATATTAAAACCGAAACTGCAAGAGACATGTTTGAAGCTGGTATTATCGATCCAATGAAAGTTGCTCGTACAGCCTTAGAAAATGCCGTTGCAGTTGCAGGAACAGTATTATTAACTGAGTGTGTAATTTATAACGAACCTAAAAAAGATAAAAATGACGAACAATACCCTATGGGTTGAGAAATATCGTAGTCAAAATTTAGATACATACGTTGGAAATGAGGGTGTAAAAGCCTTCATTTCTAAGTGTATCACTAATAACGATATACCTCACTTATTATTATACGGAAAGCCTGGTACAGGTAAAACCACATTAGCTAAGTTAATTACTAAGAACATCAAATGCGATGTAATGTATATTAATGCATCTGATGAGAGAGGTATTGATACTATTAGAGATAAAATTGTTGACTTCGCTTCTGTAAATAGCTTTAATCCACTTAAAGTAATTATTTTAGATGAATCTGACTATATTACAGCACAAGCACAAGCTGCATTGCGTAATGTGATGGAAACATATTCAGCTAAAACACGCTTTATATTAACAGCTAATTATGCTGAACGTATTATTGATCCACTTAAGAGTAGATGTCAAACATTCCATATTGAACCACCTGCTAAGGGAGATGTTGCAAAACATTTAGCTTGGATATTAGATCAAGAGGAAATTAAATATGAATTAAAAGATATAGCTTCATTAGTAAAGACATATTATCCTGACATCAGAAAGATTATAAATGCAACACAGCAGTCAATAGATGACAATAATATTTTAAATCCAGGTGCGTTAGTTCCTAATGTTGAAGGCGTATTATCTGCGATTATAGCGCATTTAAAAGCGAAAAAACCAACATCATGGACAGATGTCAGACAAGCAATTGCCGACGCAGATATCAATGATTTCGTGCCATTATACACGGGATTATATGAACGTGCTAACGAATACACTAAATCACCTGCTGATGTGGCTATCCATTCAGCTCAATACCTATGGCAAAATAATACTATAGCTGATAAAGAAATTAACTTTATGGCATTTATATCTCAAATAATTAAAATAAAATAAAATGGCAAAACAACAAGAAATCAACATGAATGTAGCGTTGAAAGAAACTACACCAATCGCATGTGAAGAGTGTCAAAGTGAAGTATTTAAAGAAGGAGTATTACTACGTAAAATATCTCGTTTCGTAACAGGCACAGCACAAGACGCACTTATGCCTATTCCAGTATTCGCTTGTATTAAATGTGGACATGTGAATGCTGACTTTATGCCTAAAGATAAGTAATAATGAACGTATTTGACTGGATAAAACAAGTTACATACATAAAAGATCCTTGGTCCTCGTTTAGCGATGAGGATAAGGCTACTTTTAACCCTTATATGTTGCATCGATTTTTATCAATGCATGAACCATATATTGAGTTAGCAAATTATTTACAACAATTTTGGCAATTAACACACGAGCAATTATATTTAATTTACTGTAGTTACTTACCTGAAAATAAAATATTTGCAAAATATATTAAGTCAACTACACCAAAGGCAAATAATGACTTAGTAGTCATAATAGCAGATCACTATAAGGTATCAACACGTGAAGCAAGAACATACATCAATATGTTAAGTGAAGATACTATTAAAAATGTTCTAAGTAGCCGAGGAATAGATGACGATGAAATAAAGAAGTTATTTAAAAATGAAAAAACTACCAAAACATCTAAAACCTCTACTGGAGCATAAAGAGACAGAGATAGATTGGAGTAAAGAAAAGGTTGTGTCATATTCACAGTTTTCAACTTGGAAACAGTGCCCACATAAGTGGAAGCTTCAAAGCGTAGACAAACTTAAATCTCCTCCAGGCATCGAACTTATATTTGGAAAAGCAATGCATACTGCACTTCAGCATTATTTAAAAATAATGTATGAACAAAGTGGAGCAGCCGCTGATAAAGAAGATATTATTGGTATTTTCGAAGATAACTTTAGAACAGAATATAAATCTGGATTTGAACAAAATAATAAAGTACATTTCTCTTCAGCAGTTGAAATGGCAGAGTATTTTGAAGATGGAAGAGCAATATTAGATTTCTTCCTTAAAAAACGAGGCGAATACTTTTCAACTCGTAAAACACATCTTATAGGAATTGAATTTCCAATATCATTTACCCCACACGAACAGTATCCAAATGTTAAATTAAAGGGATATATTGACTTTGTCCTATACAATGAAAATACAGACAAGATCTATATCTATGACATTAAAACATCTAAACGCGGATGGAAGGATAAAGAGAAAAAAGATGAAACCAAAAGTGCTCAAATATTATTATACAAGGAATACTTCAGTAAAATATTCAATTGGGACGTAGATAAAATTGAAGTTGAATTCTTTATTGTAAAGCGCAAGATATGGGAAGACAGTGAATATCCTATTCCTCGTATACAATCATTTATTCCTGCATCAGGCTCCAGAAAACGTTCGGCTACTATAGAATCCTTTCGTACATTTATAGAGGAATGTTTTGATAAAGACGGAAAACCATTAATTAAAGAATACATGAAACAACCTAGTCCTTTATGCAATTGGTGTCAATTCAATAATAATCCCTCTCTTTGCAATAAGGTTAATTCTTTCTAACTTGGTATATATTTATATCAAAATATATAGTTTATGGCAGGTAAAAATGAAAAATTAACGCTTACAAGTGTAAAAGTACACGGAGAGCTATTCGAAGAATTCAAAGTTGCTAGCATTAAAAATAAGTTTAACTTACAGAAACTTACAAATAGAGCAATGCATCTTTATTTAAGCGATGATGAATTTCGCAAACAGTTACACAACCACACAGATTTAATATTAAGTGGCAGTCTTTAAAATTTAAATTCAGTTATGAAAGAAGGTTACATTCCGCAAGAACAACGCAAAAAAATTCTATTACTATCTGATGACATCAGAACAACATCTGGTATAGCAACAATGGCTAGAGAGATAGTATTAGGTACATGCCACCGTTACAATTGGGTAAATTTAGGAGCAGTAATTAAAAATCCGGATGAAGGGAAAAAATTTGACATGAGTATAGATTCCAATAGATTTAATGGAATTGAAGATGCTAGTGTGTTTCTATACCCAAATTCAGGATATGGTACTATTGAGAGAATCAGAGAGATGATACAGATAGAAAAACCAGATGCAATCATGTTATTTACTGATCCTCGTTACTGGGAGTGGTTATGGATACATGAAAGAGAGATTCGTTCTCAAATTCCAATTATTTATTTAAACATTTGGGATTCACTTCCTTACCCATTGTACAACAGAGCGTATTATGAATCATGTGATTCTTTATTAGCAATTAGTAAGCAAACAGAAAATTTAAATCGCGCTGTATTAGGACCTGAAGTAGCTAAAGATAAAGTTATAGCTTATGTTCCTCATGGTATTAATGAAGATATATTCTTCCCTATCGAAGCAGGAACTGATGAAGATAAAAAACTTCAAGACTTTAAAAAACAAATATTCAAAGATAAAGAATATGAGTTTGTATTAATATTCAATTCCAGAAACATTAGACGTAAATGTTTCCCAGATACTCTACTAGCATGGAAAGTATTCGTAGATGCACTTCCTGAAGATAAAAAGGATAAAGTTGCATTTATAGCACATACACAACCTGTAGATGAAAATGGAACTGATATTCCTGCTGTAATGGAAATGCTTTGGGGAATGACACCACCAAATGTATTCATTACAGGTGTTAATAGATTTATTCCTGAACAAATGAACTTATTATACAACTGTGCAGATGCCGGTATTTTAATTTCATCTAACGAAGGGTGGGGATTAAGTTTAACAGAAGCAATGATGGTTGGAAGACCTATTATTGCTAACGTAACAGGTGGTATGCAAGATCAAATGCGTTTTGAAGATGAAAACGGTGAGTGGATTAAATTCACTGAAGAATTCGGATCAAATCATTTCGGTAAATATAAGAAATGTGGCAAGTGGGCTTATCCAGTATTCCCTAGTAACTTAAGTATAGTTGGATCTGTTCCTACACCTTACATCTTTGATGACAGAGCTGACTTTAGAGATGCAGCAAATCAAATTATGAATCTTTACAATTTGAAAATATCAAATCCTGAAGGATATAAAGAAATAAGCAAGGCCGCTCGTGAATGGGTTACATCAGATGAATCAATGATGTCATCTAAAAACATGTCTAAAAACTTTATTAAGTATACAGACGTTATGTTTGATACATGGGAGCCTAGAGCAGCATATGATTTCATTAAAATAAAAGAATTACCAGCAAAACAAAATAAATTTCCAATTTCGTTATGAGTAAACTAGTTTGTATAGTAAGCTGCCCTATCGACACAGTTAGTGGATACGGAGCTAGATCACGTGATTTTGTAAAATCACTTATTAAATTAAAAGGTGAAGAATGGGATATTCAATTGTTATCCCAAAGATGGGGACAAACACCATTTGGTGCTTTAAATACAGGTCATGAAAGTGATACTGATTTAAAAAGCAGAGTTATAGGCACATTAACAATGAATGTACCTAGACAACCTGATGTTTGGATCCAAATCACAGTACCTAATGAATTTCAACCACTAGGAAAATTCAATATAGGAATGACAGCAGGTATTGAAACTACATTATGTGATGCTTCTTGGATTGAAGGATTAAACAGAATGGATTTAAACCTAGTCTCATCAGAACATTCTAAAAAAGTATTTCACAGTAGCGCTTTTGAAAAGAAAAATCAAATGGGACAAACAGTTGAAAAAATTGAGTTGAAAAAACCACTTGAAGTACTACTTGAAGGGGCAGATCTAAATAAATACTTCAAATCAGATGAACTTAAAGACTTTAACATTTATGATGACATCAGTACTATTAAAGAAGATTTCTGTTACTTATTCGTAGGTCACTGGTTACAAGGTGATTTTAATGAAGATAGAAAAAATGTAGGATATATGATTAAAGCATTTTTAGAAGTGTTTAAAAATAAAAAATCAAAACCGGCATTAATTTTAAAAACATCACAAGGTGCTGCTTCAATCCTAGATAGAGACAGAATACTTAGAAAAATAGAAAGTATTAGAAAAACAGTATCTGGTAAAGATATACCCAATGTGTATTTTATTCATGGTGATTTAGAAGATGAAGATATAAACTGTATGTATAATCACCCAAAAGTAAAGGCTATGGTGTCACTTACTAAAGGTGAAGGATTTGGAAGACCATTACTTGAATTTAGCGTTGTTGGAAAACCAATCATAGCTAGTGGATGGAGCGGACATTTAGATTTTCTAAATCCAGAATTCAGTGGATTAGTAGGAGGAACATTACAAAATGTACACCCAAGTGCTCATGCTCCCAATATGTTACTTACTGAAGCACAATGGTTTAAACCAGATGATAATCAAGTAGGACATGCCTTTGTAGATATTTATGAAAATTATAAAGATTATGCTGAAAAGGCAAAACGTTTAGCTTATAAAAATAAACAAAACTTTTCATTTGAAAAAATGACAGAAGTATTGGGTGAGTTATTAACTAAATATGTACCAGATTTTCCAAAGCAAGTCGAACTTAAATTACCTAAATTAAAGAGAGTAGGATAACATATATTTATATACAAAACAAACACTATGGCAACTAAAAAAACAGCAACCAAAGCAGTAACTAAAACAGCTTCAAAGAAAAAATCAACTAAAAAAGCAGAAGAAGCTAAATTAGCTCCAGAAGCAACACCATATATTGCGGGTGTTAGTATTGAACCTGTTGATGAAACAAAAACAACAATCCTAGATAAGATTAAAAAATTCTTTGGATTATAATATAATACTTCGTAAATTTAAGTTATGACAGATAATTTAGTAAAATGTCCTCATTGCGAGGCGGAAATGTGCTACGAATACCACCACCCACAGTACATACAGTGGATGTGTTTTAATTGTGGGTATGGGAGTACTTCACATATGGTTCAAGACAGTGACTTTGTAAAAAATTCCAAAGAATCACTTCCTGAATTAATTAAGGATTTAGAATTTATAGATGAAGATGGTATAGTATGGTATCCGAGCACTGTTAATGTTCCTGAAAAAGGAATATTATTCCCAAATGGCGGAAGCAAAAACGCTTGGGGATGGTCAGTTGCACCATTAACTGAAATAACAGAAGAAGAAAAACCACGTTTTCCTAAAAATCAAACACACAAAGTTGATTTAGGTAAAATAGAATATTTCCCTAAAGAATCATTCGCCTCAGCTGTTACAAAATTAAATTCATTATAATGACAAGTAAAAATTTCGTAATTTGGCTTAGAGGGTTTACAGCAGCAGCTAATAACTTTACATTAACACCAGAACAATGGGATACATTGAAAGATGAATTAGCTCAAGTTAAGGATGATGAATATGAAAGTGATGACGAATTAGAAAATGATTTCTTTGGATATGAAGTGGATGATTATGATAAAAGAGTACCACCATGCGTTGGTCATGCTTTAGAAAGCGATGAGGAAGAAATTAATAAAAGAATGGATGTTATAGGTCAAAATGGTAATGAGGGAACTCATTACTGGACCTCAACAAATACAGGAAAACAACTGTTAAAAGACTAGTTATGCCTTCAATAAGTTATGCAATAACGGCATGCAATGAGCATGTTGAGTTAGAACGTTTATTAGACCAATTAAATAAACATTTACGTCCTGAAGATGAAATAATGCTTCAGTTAGATAGTAATGCTACTGAAGAAGTTAAAAAAGTAGCAGTAAAGTATAATATAGGTACTGACTATGAATATCATAGAATATGGTATCCACTAAATAATGACTTTGCATCATTTAAAAATCATCTTAAAAGCATATGCTCACGAGATTATATATTTCAAATTGATGCTGATGAGTATCTATCAGATACACTCATATTAAATCTACCAGACATACTAGAGATAAATCCTGAAATAGATATATATGCAGTGCCTCGAATTAATACAGTAGAAGGATTAACTCAAGAACATATTCAAAAATGGGGATGGAGATTAGATGAAAAAGGATGGGTTAATTATCCTGATTATCAAGTTAGATTATGTAAAAACATTCCACAATTTAAGTGGGTAGGTAAAGTACATGAACGAATAATAGGAGACGATGGGTTCAATGCAAACGTATCTTTCCTCCCTACAGGATATGATTTAGAGTTGATACATCCCAAAACAATAGATAGACAAGAAAAACAAAACAATTATTACAATACATTATGAGTTATCAATACCCTGAACATTTTAAGTATCCTGATGGAGAACGTTATTTCTTTTTAGACCACGTAGATACGTGGAAACATTTTTTACCTAATTATGGCGATGAACCAAGAGTGTGTTTAGAAATTGGTGCGCTATATGGTGGATCATCTGTTTACATATTAGATAAATTTTGTAGTAAAGAAGGTTCACATCACTATATTATGGATATCAACACTAACAAATTTATTGAGAATAACGTTAAACCATATGAAGACAAGGTAACATATATTTTAGGTGAATCTGCCGATAGTTTTAAAACTTTTCAACATGAAGGTAAAACAAAAGAATTCTTGGACTTTGTTTACATAGACGGTAATCATATGTCAAAATATGTTTTAGAAGATGCTGTAAATGCATTTTACTGTTTGAAAGATAATGGTTATATTATCTTTGACGATTACGGAGGAGGTCTTGAGCAAGAACAATATCTACAAGTAAAAACAGGTGCGGACTCATTTTATCATGGTTACCACAAATACTTAGATATAGTACATAACGGGTATCAGGTTATTATGAAAAAAATAAGTTATATAAAAAATTCAGATTTAGTAGCAAATTATTATAAAGTATAAAAAAAATTAATTATATTTAGCTATGAAAGCATTAATACCATGTGCTGGTTACGGAACTAGAATGAGAATGCAACCCCATGAAGCTAAGGAACTACTATTAGATGATAGTGGACGTCCTACAATTGAGTGGTCTTTAGATATTTGTAGAAAATACAACATTGAACCTGTAGTTATTACTAGAGAAGAAAAAGTAGAATTCAATCAATATTTAAAGGACAATAATATAACTTACATAATTGGTGGAGGTGATTCTACTGGTGAAACACTATTAAACGCTAAGGAATATTGGGATGATTATAATATAATGATACTTCCTGATACTAGATTCGATTATCCCGAAAACTTATTTACTGACATACCTAAATGTATGGAAGTAGGTAATGACTGTATATTTGCTTTATTTAACGTTACTGACCATAAAAATTGGGGAGTAATATGCGATAATACATTCTATGAAAAACCACAACGTGAATTTACTAGTAAAGATAAAGCATACGCTTGGGGTATTATAGGATTTAGAAAAGAATATGGGGAAACCTTATTAAGTAGTTATAACTTGATATCTGAACCTCTTAAATTAAACAATCCCGGCTACTTGTTTATAGAAAATTTTAAAGATATAAGCAGAAAATACACAGTATGACATTAGACGAAAAATACCAACATTTAGCAGACACCATATCAGACATTAATGAGCATTTACCAACATTAAAGAAATATGCTGAGGAATGTACTCACGTAACAGAGATGGGAGTAAGATGGATTGTATCAACATATGCATTCCTAGCAGCTAGACCTGAAACAATGGTTTCAATCGATATGCAACACCCATCTAAGTGGAAGGCTAGTATAGAAGATGTTGAAAATTATGCTAATGAAATAAATTGCAAATATAAATTCTGGCAAGCAAATAATTTAGAAATAGAAATTGAAGAAACAGATTTATTATTCATTGATACATGGCATTCATATAAACAACTTAAATCCGAGTTAGAATTACATGCTTCAAAAGTAAGAAAATATATTATAGTACATGATACTGTTTTATTCGGAACACAAGATGAACTTAACAGTTATGATGCTTTTGGATGGTTTAATGGATTTGAACAAAAAGGATTAATGCCTGCTCTAAATGAATTTCTAGAAGGAAATGAAGAATGGACAACACATGAAGTGTTTACAAATAATAATGGATTAATTATTTTAAAAAGAAAATAAGTTATGGCAAACGGAATATACAAAATCACTGAAGACTTTGAAAAAGCATTAGGCGACTATACAGGAGCACCTTATGTTGTAACTGTAGATAATCAATCAAACGCTTTATTCTTATCATTAATGTACGAAAATGTTAAAGGAATGGAAATTACTATTCCTGCTCGTACTTATCCTTCTGTACCGTGTGAGATTATTCACGCTGGTGCTAAAGTTAAATTTTCACCTGTAAAAGGAAAAACAATTAAAGGAGCATACCAATTAATACCTACTAATGTTTGGGATAGTGCTTTAAAATTCACAGCAGACATGTATATGGCTGGAACTCATATGTGTGTTTCATTTACAGGCCCTTATAAGCATTTTAAATTAAGCAAAGGTGGAGCTATATTAACAGATAGTTTAGAAGCATACCACTGGTTTAAAAGAGCAAGATATAGCGGACGTAGAGAATGTTCATATCATGATGATAACTTCGATATGTTAGGATGGAACTTCTACATGATGCCTGAACTAGCAGCTAGAGGAATGTTATTAATGAATCAATTCTATAATACTGACGGAAGTAAAAAACATAATACTGATCTAGAATTACCATACCCAGATTTATCTAAGTTTGAAATCTACAAGTAATGAAATTAGCCTTATTTGGATATGGCGGTCACGCAAGAGAGGTTGCAGCTCAAATACAAAAAGAGGTTACTTTCTTTGTAAACGATGAATATGCTAATGATGTAGCAAAGCCAATCTCTCAATTCGATCCTGAAGAGTATACTATGATGGTAGCAGTGGGAGATAGTAGAGCTAGGTTTGATATAGTACAAAGTCTCCCAAAAGAAACTACATACTTTACTTTTATACACCCTACAGCTCTCTTACTAAGCAAGGATATTAATATAGGAACGGGTAGCTTTATAGGAGCTTATTCAATTCTAACAACAAACATTACTATAGGCGACCACGCCATACTAAATAGAGGTAATCACATAGGACATGATACTGAAATAGGAAGTTACTTTAGTGCAATGCCTGGAGCTATCGTATCAGGCAATGTTAAAATTTACAGTATGGTTTATATGGGAACTAATTCCTCAATAAAAGAAAAACTATCCATTCACAGTCTAGCAACCATTGGTTCAAATACAGCAGTAGTTAAGCATATTGAAGAACCAGGAACATATGTTGGAACTCCAGCTAAAAAAATAAAATGATACACATACTCTACAGACATACTAGTAACGCAAGTGGTTTAGGTAAAAGCAGGCCACATTGGTTTTCATATGAAAATAGTTTAAATAGTATTTTAAAAAGTGTTGAAGGTGATTCTAATGTTACTTTTCATTTAATGTATGATGGTGAATATACAGGATCAGATAATAGAATAAACCACGTAGTAAATTTTAAAGGTGGTTCGGATTGGGCTTCATATGTTTATACTTGGAACTATGCTAAAGATTTAAATTTAGAAGATAATGATTTAGTATATCTTGCAGAAAATGATTACGCATTTGTTCCTGGATGGTCTTATAAATTACAAGAATTATTCAACACATATGATAATCTCGATTATGTTACATTATATGATCATCCTGATTTCTACAATCCATACCACTATCCAGGATTAACAACAGTTATATTTCCTACTAAAACACACCATTGGAAAACAGTTCCAAGTTCAACAGGTAGTGTTATTATGAATAAAAAAGTATTACACGAAGATTTTGATGTACACGTTAGTAATCCAAGTGATAGAGGAAGATTTGAACATTTAAGCGCTACTAAGGGAAGAAGTGTATTAGCACCTATTCCTAGTTTAAGTACACATTGTGAAATTGAATGGCTCGCTCCAGTTATTAATTGGGAAAATATAATAAAATGAAAACACTAGTTGCAATATTACAATACAACACATTTGAACTAACAGATAGCTTATATGAAACACTAAAGCCATATGAGGAAGACATTTATGATGTTGCTGTAATAGATAATGGATCTCATAAAGATAAAATAAGCAAGTACACAACACATGCTATTGAAGAAAATGTACGTTATGGTGGTGGTGTAAGTGTTATACTGGAATTATTTCTAGAGTCTCCGGAATATGATTCTGTAATTATATTAAATAATGACTTATTATGTCATGGTAAAGACTATATTAAAACGTTACGTGAAGAGATGGTTAAAGGTGACTTTAAATTATTCTCACCGTGCATGTTAGAACCACATACTGGAGAACAAACATGTTGGAAAACAATGAGACCATGGCATACAGGTGGAAGTAGAGAAGTACCATTCATAGACTATCAAGCACCAATGTTTTCTAGAGAATTAGCTGAAAAGTTATACCCAATACCTCAAAAATTAATTTATGGGTGGGGCATAGATTGCTTATCAGCTATGATATGTGAAGAAAATAATTGGAAAATAGGTGTATGCGATAAAACACCTACTATACATTTAGTAAGTCAAACAATTAATTTATTCAAGGATGAATTAGCAGACACTAATAATATGGCTGAAAGAAATATGTTCGAATATTTTGAAGAGACAGGAAAATTTAGTAACTTTATAGAAATAAGAAATAAAGCATTCAATTACAAACCATGATAACATTTACAGTATCAACATATAATAATTTAGAATACCTTAAATTATGTATTAAATCAGTAAGACAAAATGCTTACTTTAAAGATGCTCCATTTATAGTACATGCTGAAAACTGTACTGATGGAACAAATGAATGGCTTGAACAAGTTAAAGATGAATACGACTTAGAAATTTACATTGAACCAGAAGTAAAACCAGCTAGAGGAATAGGTGGTGGAATGAACTTCTGTGCTGATAAAGTAAAAACAAAATACATTATATTCTTACAATCAGATTTCTACGTTGCAGATTGCTTTGACTTACCTTTACTTTCACTTATAGAAAGTATGGGTGACAATAATAAATGCGTAGTATCATCTTGGAGAATGCAACCAAATATATTCAACAATCCACCTCAAAAACCTGGTAATATATTCCTTCCTTTAGATGATTTAGGAGCATATCCTGATGATTTTAATGAAGAATCATTTAGAGGATATGCATTTGAACTTAGTAAAGAAAACGATGTAATGATTAGACGAGGTGAAGGTGCAGGTGGGTTTATAATTAAAAAAGAAGATTGGGATTATATTGGAGGAAATGATTCATTATTTGCTCCTACATCTTGGGACGATATGGATTTATTCATCCGAATGCAAAACGAAGATTTTAAATTTATACAAACAATTAAATCTGTAATTTGGCACTTCGCAGGTCGTGGTTCACATCGTTTAGAAGAAAATAACGGACAATCATCTGAAAGACAAAGACAAACAGAACAAATAAATGCTATTAAATTTTACAATAAATGGGGACAAATGCCTCAATTCGATGAAAACGACTTTGTAAAACCAATTCCATCAACTAAAAACAAAATGCAATATGATATCATTAATAATACCAGCTACCACATCTAACCAAACATATACTGACTTTGCAGTTAAGCAAATTAGAGAAATGTATCCTAATACCGACGAGGTTGAAGTTGTAGTTGAAATAAACGATAATGTAACATTAGGAATTAATTACAACAATGCTGTTGCTAAAGCAAACGGTGAAGTAGTAGTATTGATGCATAATGATATGGTACCGCATCCTGGATTTGTAGAAACAATCTTAAAGTATATTAAACGCAAGATGGTGCTCGTTTATCATCGAATAGAACCGCCAATTTACACAGACCAATATGCTGGTAAAACCATACTCGATTGCGGACGTGATATTGAAACATACGATAAACTTAAATTCTTCGGACATGAAGTTAGTGATGAATTGATTGAAGGCGGATCACAACTATTCTTTGCTGTTTATAAAGATGATTACTTAGATATAGATGGATATACATTTAAGAAATTCTGTGAAGATGATGATGTGCATTTAAGATATAAAATAGCAGGTTATGATTGTAAAGTAGCTACAGGCGCTATGGTTTATCACTTTGTAAGTAAAACATCAAGAGCAGATAGTTATCAAGAAGTTGAAATGCTATCTAATTTAGCATACATGAAGAAATGGGGCTTTAGAATATCCAAATACAATAAAGTATATAAAAAAGCATATACTGTTAAAGGTACCGCTACTCCTGATTTAACTAACGCACTTAATTTACTCTTTACGCATACTCTTGATGAAGCAAATGTAGTTGCTGAAATAGATATTAGTACATTTACCCCGCAAGATTATACGTTTTTAACGCAGTTAAATGACATAGTAGCCGAGAATAATGACATTGGCACATTCGAATTAGGCAATGTTAAAATCACAGTAAAATCGCTGGATTCATTTGAAAAAGAATTAATATTTATACGAAAATAACACATGAACGAAATAAGCATATTAGAAGAATTAAAATTATTCCTTGAAGCGGAAGAAGATGTTGATGTAGAAATAGATGCAGAAGTAGACGTACCTACATCACCACGTTTAAAATTAGACGTTAATCCAAATCCAACTAAAAAAGGTGTTAAGGTACAATTCGTTCTACCTAAAGGATACACTACAGCACAGAAAGAAGAATTAACTCAAAAGTTAAAAACTAAATTAAACGCAGGTTTAGCTCCACATATGTTAAGTGTTGACGTTGACTTAGATGTACCATACGATAACGTAATTGGATTCCTAATTAGATTAAGTAATATCAAGATGCTAATTAAAGCAGCACTTGAAACACCAACACCGCCAGTAAAATAGATAAATGCAGCGTTATGGCAAAGCGATTAGTTCCTAATTTGTATATTACTCTCCAAGACGGAGTTGACTTTGAAGCAATTCAAGAAAATGACCAAATCAAAACGTTACTATACAGCAGTATAATAACAGGAATAATAGATGCTAAAAAATATAATAGAACAGAAGCAACAATAGTAGAATTAAATTCAACGGGCAACTATATAACAATCAATAAAGAAGATTGGAAACAATCTCTAATGAATGTTCAAGATCACTTCGTTCAATCTGAAAATTACGAAGCATGTCTTGAAATACAGAAACTAATAGAATCACTAAACAGTTATGAATCAAAAAGATTACATAGAAAAACTTCAAGAGCAAATAAACCTGATAATAGGAGTAAAAAGCACTCTAAAGCGTCGAAAGAAGACAGAAGTTGATACTCAACGTGAAGTATTCATTAATACAATTCCCTTACTGGAACATATTATAAATCGTGGTCCTATGTTAGATGCCGATTATGGTGTCAATATGGCTAGATACGATGAACCATTCTTTCAAATTATTGATAGTTTAATTTACCTTCATTTTGGAAAAGAAGCAAGTGAAGTTATTATGTTTTATCTTTACGAAAGAGTAAATCCGGATGGAACAGTTAACGATATATTAGATGAAAATAATAATCCTGTACCTTTAGAAAGTGTAGAGGATTTATGGGAACTAATAAAACAACTTAAAAAGTAATGCCTGCTCCTAAACCATTAAGTAAAGAAGATATATTGCGTGCGATGCGATTTACAAAATCAAATCGCGCTGCTGCTCGCTACTTAGGAGTATCATACCAGCATTATAAACCGTGGGCTAAAAGATATAAAATAAATGACGGTGATATAGATTCACTATCATTATTTGAACTACATAAAAACCAATCAGGTAAAGGTATTCCTAAATTCTTACCTAATAAACGTAAAGACCCAAATGTAAAGGAAATAATCGAAACCGGTACAGGATGGGAATCATTTACACCTGAAAAAATTAAATCACGATTAATAGCCGAAGCATATTTAAAAGATGAATGCTACAGCTGTCAATTCAATGAGCGTCGAGTAACTGATTATAAGTCACCGTTATTATTACGTTTTAAAGATGGAAATAAATGTAATTACTTACTTGAAAATTTAGAACTATACTGTTACAATTGCTACTTCCTATATGTAGCTGACCCATTAACACCAGATCAAGTTAGACATATTGAGGACAATACTGAAGTTAAAGCAGTAGCACATGAGTGGGATTTATCACCTGAACAAATTGAAAACATGAAATCATTAGGATTATGGGATGAAGATGATGATGACGAACCAGGATCCGAATTTATATCGTATATTAAATAATATTTATAAACACAAAAAATAGACTATGGAAAACAAGTACTACATTGTAAAAGTTGAGTTTCAACTTGAAGACGACAAAGGCAAGCTTAAAAAGCAAAAAGTAGATTATCTAATTGATGCTGTATCAGTTACGGAAGCGGAAGTTAAAATGACTAAATATTTAGTTGAAAGAAGCGAACGCAACTTCCAAATCAAAGCAGCTATTGCATCACCTATTGTAGACGTAATCGAATAAAAACAATACCACATGGCCTTTCAAACCAGAGACGAAGCACAAGACAAATTTAGTAGAAAAGTAGATAAAAATTTATTTAAAAAAACAAAACAGAAACCATTAAGAGAGGAAAGCTGGGCTGATCTAAATCAAAGAGGAGCAACTCTAGCAGAACAATTCGAATGGATTAAAATAAATAAAAATAAAAATGATATTGATAGAAGTACAAAAGCATAAATCAATTGAAGCTGCTCTGAAGGCCTACAAAAACAAACATAATAAGATTGGTACAGTGAAGGAACTGCGCGAACGCCAAACCTTCACTAAACCATCTGTTAAACGTAGGGAAGAAGTGCTAAAGGCAAAATACAAACAAAAATTAAATAATATTTATAATAAACAAAATTAATTCTATGTCAGTTTGTCCTAATTGTAATACCCAATTATCCTGTGGTTGTCAAAGACGTACAGCATCTAATGGTACTCAATGTTGTGATACATGTATTGCTACTTATGAAGCAAATTTAAAAACAACAGCACCAAACTTACCACCAGATACAAATGGCTAATGCTGTAAATATTAATCCAATATTTGAACCTTTACTTATCAGAACAGATAAGCCTGATGATGTATTCAAAATACACCGACGAAAAATTTCTAAAAAAACAGTAGAAGCAATATTGCACTGTATTAAGTACAATAAATCTGAACTAACATTTTTAGAAATAATAATACCATCGAGTAAACATGTCATCACGATTCATGTTGAAGAAGACAACTTTCTGGAAAATTTAGAGAAGAATTTAGAAACATTAATTGAATACGAAGAGTATGAGCTATGTGCTGAAATAGTGAAAGCTAAAGAAGCAATAGCAAATGGACTTCCCAAAAAACCTAAGCGTCGTTCAAAAAAGAAACAGAGCGATGACATAGATAATTTAATTAATACTATTAAAAATCTCTAGTCATATTTATACACATGATAAAATTACTTGATATATTAGCTGAGGTTGGTGAAGGTACCGCTCAAAAATACAACTGGTCATTTAATAATAGTGATGATAGGGGTGATTATAATATCCTTAACTATACATTTACAACAGATAGTAAAGTTAAATACTTTGTAACACTAGTAGTAGGTACAGAACCATTAGTATCAATAAATGACTATGAAATGACTGTCGCTTTCGGTGTTGGTAACAGCGTTATAGGTAAAGGTAAACCATCATTTACTAAAGTAGTAAATAAAGGTGAAATATTTAGAGTAATGGCTACAGTAATAGACATTGTAAAGGACGGAATAGAGAGAATGAAAAAAGAGGGAACTCCAATAAAATACATTATATTTAAACCGGAAAAAGAAAAAGAAACAGAAACTGGATTTAAACAATCGGATCAAAGATTAAAATTGTATCTAGCCTACATACAAAAGTATATGGACCAAATACAATCAATTAAACAAGGTCCAGGAGCTGTAGAAGTTACTTTGAAATAATGGGGATGCCTGGACTTGATCCAGATGAGATGGGTAGTATCGCATGCAAGAGCTGGTAGAGCTTAAACAATCTATCGAACAACAAACGACGAAATGTCAACTATGACCTTCGAAGACTTAATGTCTTTCGTAGGCGCGAACGAGTACGCAGTAGCGGCTTAATTAGCATCGGGTGTAACATCCTAGGAACAGAAGTTACAAAAATGTTTTCTTTGTTATGTCAAAACAAAGTGGTGGTAACTGGTACTTAACTGTACGGCCCTTTACTGATCAACTTAAAACGTAGATCTAAGCATGTAAGAATGGTATTATTTATACTTCTGGAGACGAGGGTTCGAATCCCTCCATCTCCACCAGAAAACGTGGGACCCCAATTTAGGTCCCATATATTTATTATTATAAAAAACAAAAAACAAAAAATGAAAAAAGTATTAGCAATTTTAACTATCGCAACATTAACAGCTTGTGGTGGTGCAACAACAGAAGCAACAACAGATTTAACAACAGTAGTAACAGACACAACAGCAGTAGTAGCAGATACAATAGCAGTAGGTGGTGGTACATTGGTATCAGATGATGCAACAGGAAAAGAACAAACACCAGCTATAGAAGAGGTTAAGTAACTTTTTTAAAAATAATTAAGTAAAGAGCCTTGATAAAATCAAGGCTTCTTTGTTGGTTTAGTTAAAGTTATTTCGTATATTTACAAAAATAACAAAACAAAAGGTTGATTGGAATAACGTACTTTTAACTGTAGAAAGGGCCGTACGTGATCGGTTAGAAATGCCAATCGTAAAAGTAGATGTCCACGCACCCATCTTCTACTTTCCTAAATTTAAAGTACCACGAAGCTTCCCAACGAACAGCTCACTTGCTGTGGTCATTTCTTCATAACGAATAGCCCAAGGCATAAGTTAATGAATTACCAACCCGCTCTTTAGTAGACGTACTGAATGATGGTTGGGACATATCCGGTTTGGTGCAGTGGTAGCATAGCAGTCTCCAAAACTGTCGACATTAGTTCGAATCTAATAACCGGTGCAAAGCAGATAAAACGTGTAGTAACTGCAAGGATGCTAGCTCCTACTACACTCTTTGCCCTTTAGTATAACGGTAGTACAACGGTTTTTGGTACCGTTTGTTGAGGTTCGAATCCTTGAGGGGCAACAAATATAAAAGTTATGAAACAAAGAATCTATCTAGATGACATCAGAACTCCAGTGGATAAAGACTGGATTATTTCAAGAGACTATAATCAATTTGTAGCCGCTATCCAATTTTATGGATTAGAAAATATTGAAACAATTTCATTGGATCACGACTTGGGTGATACTGCTATGATAGAGTATTATAGCAATGTACAGCCTAACTACAGCTTAGACTATAATAACATAACTGAAAAAACAGGACTTGATTGTTGTAAATTTCTAGTGGCGGAAAGTATGAATACAAAAATACCACTACCACAAATCTATGTACATTCAGCTAATCCAATTGGAACAGGTAATATGATTGGATATATTAACAACTATTATAAGAACCGTAAGCAAGAATTTAAATGTGTTCAAGTAAATATAGACCATACAATAGATGAATCACTCCAACTATCTGTTGAAGAGAGACATGCAAGATGGAAAAGATAAAATCATGATAGTTCACATTTCAGTATTTATACTTCAATTCTTCTTTAACATTTTTAAAACGTTAGAGATAAAATATACTTATGAACATAAGGTGAATGCATTACTATTAAATTCAATTTGGATTAACTTAGTATCATTAGGATCTACTTACTTTGCTCTAGATGGCCTGTTAGCAGGTCAATGGCTTGTGTTAGTATTTTACATAGCAGGTAGTATAGTAGGAAAATGGTTCGCTATGACTAAGATTACTGTCTATAAAAGAAAAATAAAACGTTTATACTTAAAAATTAAAAAAATAATAACATGTTACTAACTTACTACATCATTTGCGTTATCTATTGCTTCTATCAGTTAAATAAGAAATACAAAATAAGAGGTATTGATTATGGTATATCACCAGAAATGGATGCTATAATGGTATTAATCATGGCTTGGGTATTAGCACCTGTAGATGTGTCTATTACTTGGATTAAAATGGTTAAAAAAGTTGAAGAAGCCAAGCACAGGAATGGTAATAGATGGATCTAAAAATGTAGGGTGGCGGAAAAGAGGTAGCTCCTCGTGGCAGACGTGCCCTCTCGTCTAGAGGGTGTTGATAAGAGATAGATGTAAAATATGGGTTGACCACAAAGCCGGCTTATCTGTTTTACATTGAATCGCAACGTGCTGGTTCGATTCCAGCCCCTACAGCTAAAGTTGGAGACCTAATAGGTCTCCTTTAATTTCATGTTATGTACAAGATCAAAAATACAATAAGACAAATACGTAAAATAATACGTTGGGTGCCAATTCTATGGAAAGATAAAGATTGGGATTATTACTTCGTTTATGAAGTACTAAAGCAAAAACTAATTGATACTGAAAGATATATTCGCACAGATGGTCTTCATATTTACAATAATGAAGATGCTGACAGTATATTAAAAGCAATTGAAATGATAGAAAAGGTACAAACTGAATATCATCTTGATAAGTACCTATCAGAAGCTAAAGAATGGACTGCTGAGGGGATAGATAAATCTACAAAAGATCACGAACAAGCAAGACAAGAACTATTCCAATACTTAAATGATAACATTGAAAAATGGTGGGATTAAAATTATGAAACAAGTAATAATAATAGCTATAGGACTATCAGTAGGATTCTTAATCGGAATGTGCCTTGTTGAATTTCACAAATACACTACAGCTTCTACAGCTTATATTTTAGATCTTCGTAAACAAGTAGACAGTTTAACTATGGAAATACAGTTACGAGATGTATTATTAAGTAAATATAAAGATACATCTTACGGAGAAGAACCAATATATATAAAATGATATGAGTGAAATAAATGATGGACATTATTTAGAATTAATGGATAGACTGTATATAGCAATGTCAACAGTTAATGATCATATATTAGAACACCCATTAACAGAAACAGATATAATACTCAAATCAATAATTGAAAGTAGTATTAAGGAATTATGGGATGCATATCAATATGTTGGTGGAATGGAAAAAAACAAAACATAGTATATTTATATATGCTATGATAAAATTCACCAAAGTAAACAATAAAAAATATATATCTATTGTCACTGATATAGAATCAGGTGAATCTACTGCTCCAGTACAAATACAAATTAGTATATCACATTTAAGTGAAGATGAGCAGTACAAAATATATCAAACAGCATCTCTATTACTAAATCGTACAATAAAGCGTCCAGTATTCAAGGCACAATCTAGTAAGCCTTGGTGGAAGATTTGGTAACCCCATCAATTTTACTTAATTTAAGATTATGACAGTTAAAGAACTAATTGAGCAATTACAAACGCTCGATCCCGATTTACGTGTATTTGTTAGTGGCTATGAAGGTGGATATAATGATGCCGGTCCAATTAGCGGTGTTAGAGACATAGTTTTAGAATATCATAAAGGTACATGGTACTATGGACTTCACGAAGAAGTGGGTGTGTATGATTTAGGTCCAAGTCATAGTTTTGAAATTGTTAAAGGTGTAATATTATAGTTATGAAAACAATTGCTATAGGCGATATCCACGGTCGTCCTTACTGGAAACAAATTATTGAACAAGAACAAGACGCAGACAGATTTATATTCGTAGGTGATTACTTTGATTCATTTACTATACCTGGTATTGATCAAATCAATAACTTTCTAGATATCATTGAATTTAAAAAATCAACAGATAAAGAAGTTATATTACTATTAGGCAATCACGATTACCATTATTATCCAGGAATTGAAGATAGCGGAACATCAGGATATCAAACATTAATGGCTCCTAGTATTAAAATTGTACTTGGAGATAATAAAGAACATTTACAACTAGTATACCAAATGGATGAATTCCTATTCTCACATGCTGGTATTAGTAGTGAATGGCTAGATGATAATATAACAATGTGGGATGTACCTAATCTATCTATGTACCTTAATGACCTATTCTATTACAAACCAGCATCAATTGATTATCGTTCATTTAAATACTACAATCAAGGCGACTCAAATGAACGAGCAGTATTATCTAGAGGTTATGGTAATGAATCATATCAAGGTCCAATTTGGATTAGACCTCAAGCATTAATGGTTGCTAATAAGAAAACATTACGTAAAAAAGTAATTCAAGTAGTAGGACATACACCCCAAGATCAAATTGATATTAAAGGTAAATCTACAGGTGGTAGATATTATTTCATAGATACTTTAGAATATGGGCAAAATCAATATTTGATAATTGAAGGGAACACCGTATCTTTAGGCGTAATAAAGAATGAAACAACCCAAACAAAATAAAAAACACGAGTTCGTTATATTCAGTGAGGATGGATTCTTCACTGGATTAGCGAATGGTGGTGTACCACAGTGGTCTATGAACATCAAAGATGGAAAACCATTTAGAGATGAATGTAAATTAGGAGCACTACAGTATATAGTTGGATCTAAAGAATTATTAACCGAATATATCTAAAATATGATAACAGCAGAATTACACGTTAAATGTCTACAAGTAGAAGCACTTACTAAACACTACTTATTAAGAGGAACCAGTGATAGAGAAGAACTTACATATAAAGTAGATGACTTCTTCGAACCTGAATCATTAGAGGAATTAGAGGCATACAGTGAATCCATCGCTCATGCTCGGTTTGCTATATTAAATTAAAAGGTTATGAGTGAATATTTACAACGAGTAAGAGAGAACTTCTACAAACAAGTAAAAAACACTAATTGGGGGAACCCAGAAGAGGTCATACATTTAAAGACACGTGGCCGCAAGGCAAAACCAAGAACAATTGTTGAACCAACTATGAACACCAACACAAACAACAAATTCTTTAACTTTAAAAATGTAAATTACAAATGAAAAAAATTGAAATTTTCTTAATGGTGTTCACTTCCATTGCAACATTAATTGGTCTTGTTGTAAGCTTAATTGAACAAAGCTATGCATTAGCAATTAGCTCATTCACAACAATATGTTGGATAGGAATTGCTTATATTAAACAATTAACAATAAACATGTATGAAAGAGATAGTAAATAAATTAAAAAACGATAGCAGGTGGCAACCTGTATTAGTGTTCCTAGGCAACTTAGCAGCACTAGAATTCATTATATTTCCAGGACTAACAGTATCAAGTACATTTGTAAATATGCTATGTGTACTTATATTCATTGCTCTATTCTTATTCGATCTTAATTATGTAAAATTAACTTACTTTACTAAGAGTGAAGAAGAAAAACAATTTCAATCTGAATGGAATGAAAAGAAAGAAGAAATGGAAGAAAAATTGAAAAATCAAAAAGATAAATAATATGGCGTATGATATTAATGATGCTTGGGAACAAAGACGAGCACAAATAGAAGAACAAAGAAAACAAGAACAATTAGAACAAAAATTAAAACAAATAAAAATGGTAAAAACAATTACAACAGCAGTAGTAGGATTCTTCCTATTAGTATTCCTGTTTATGTCTTGTGAAAGAATTGATGCCGGACATGTAGGTGTTAAAGTAAATCAATATGGCGACAACAAAGGTGTTGACGACGTAGTAGCAGTTACTGGTATGGTATTCTACAATCCATTAACTACTAAAGTATATGAGTTTCCAACTTATATTCAACATAAAGAATATACAGGCGATAATTCATTCATTGTAAATAGTAAGGACGGATCTGAATTTGCAGTATCCCCAATTATGAACTACTCAGTGCAACGTGAAAAAGTACCTTCAATCTTCGCTAAGTATCGTAGACCATTAGGCGACATTGAAGAAGGCTTCCTAAAGACAGCAGTATATGATGCATTTAGACTAGCAACTAACAAATACACAGCTGATGAATTAATTAGTAATAGAGCAGTATTTGAAGTTGAAGTACGTAGATTATTAGATGTTACCTTATTAAAAGAGGGATTCGTAATTAACCAATTTACATCTAACTTAGTATATCCTGAAACATTTAAGAAATCAATTGAAGCTAAGAATAACGCTGTACAAGCAGCATTACGAGCTGAAAATGAAGTTAAAACGGCTGAAGCACAAGCTAAAATTAAAGTAGCAACTGCTGAAGGTAACGCTCAAGCGATGTTGACAAGTGCTAAAGCTGAAGCTGAATCTAACAGAATGAAGCAACAAACATTAACACCATTGTTATTACAATTAGAATATATTAATAAGTGGGATGGTAAATTGCCTGTATATGGTCAAGTACCTCAAATGTTTAAAAATATCCAATAATATAGTTACGCACTCTTCCAAGATAGGGGTTTGGGAAACCAAATCCCTATTCTTATCTTCATACAAATAAAAACAAAATATGGACAGCATAGTAACACGAATCGTAGATCGATTTAAGTCAAGAGCAGAAATGGGTAATAAAAAATACAATACTGATTTGGATCGTAAAGATTTAACAGTAGGAGAGTGGATTCAACATTTACAAGATGAATTACACGACGCTTACTTATACTCAGAGAAACTTAAAGTAGAGCATTCAATCGTTAAAGCTGAAGACGTAAAGCAATTAATGGATGAGTGGATAAGTGAATTAAATTTTAAAGGTGTAAATTTAAGCGCAGACATATTCGTTGCTTCATTCCATGCATTTATGCTTAGAAAACAAAATCAATAACATGATAATTATCATGATGCAAACCGTAGCATTAATATCTAACGGCGACCCACAATTTAAAATTAAAACACCAACACGTGTAGGGGAAACTGAACGTGGTAAATACTTAGTATATGAGCAAAATTAAAGAAGCACTAGTAAACACAAATGTAAGAGTTGAATTACAACCAGATACAATTGATGCAGATTACGTGTATGAAGAGTGGTTAAGACAGGAAGAGGAAAAAGAACAATACTACGCATTACTGTTAGGACATAGCTAAAATTAATAGATATAAAACAGTTCATTACATTCTTTATAGTATGGGTTGGTAGCAATTTAGCAGTACCATTTTGGGTAGTGGGTCACGTCCATTTAACCATTAATATTTACGAAGATATATATGAAATACTAGCATCATGTGGTATGAACATCATAGTAATGTTAGCGTTCTGGGTTGAATGGAAAAAACATAAAAAAGAAAATTAATAAAACTTGGAAAGGTGAATATGTGGGTGTATATTTAGATACGAAATTATACAACCATGAGCAATATATCTTTATATACTCGTACGCGAAACATAAAGCGTAATGTGTTAGTTGCTTATATTAAGGAAGTACTTAAATTAGCACACAAGGAATACCACACTCCGTATCATAAGAAGATTAGATTCAAAGTATACAGATATAAGGCACCAAAACGTAAACCAAATATTCACATTTTAAGACGCAACACTAAACATTTTGTAGGATTAGCAGATTGGACATGGGATGATAACTTAATGACAATACATCTTAAAAAGAATAAAACTATAAGATGTCTAACAATATCAGTGTTACATGAGTTTAATCACTATACCCAAGATGTAAATAAGTACTTTGAATATCATTACAAATATGGATATTGGAAAAACCCATATGAAATACAAGCAGAAAAATTTGCTCGAGCTAATACAGAAAGAGCATTTGATGAGTGTAAGTGGGTTTTAGAATAGTAATGATATTTATTAAAAAATTAATTTAACAATGAACATTTACGATCAATTATTTGAATTACACGACAGCTTATTAAATGATGAAGCTTGGCTTACTATTTTAGAAACAGCTATGGATGAAATGGGTGTTAATGATATAGAAGATTTAGTTGACAAATGTGTTGAAGACGAAAACGAAAGCGTTGTTTACGATTTAGTAAGCGAAGCTGAGTATATCCTATCATCTAAAGAACAAAGCTTTGATGATTGGTATAGTGATGAAGATGAAGACTACTAGGTAACCAAATTTTCTAGTTGTACATTTATTGAAATAAAGGTTATGAAAAAATACAAGCATAAAAGCAGTTTACCGCCCGCTTTGTTTACAAGTACCCTTGATGGAAAGAAGTATATTGTTCCTACTTGGATTGAAGTAGAACAAAATACTACATTGAATGACATTGAATGGGAACAAATCATTTACACTAAAAATCAAAGCAATGGCACAAATCAGCCTACAGGAAGCATATAATATGCTTAGTATCATTGGTTTTCTTATCTGTATGTACAAGTTGTACAAATTAGAAAGTACACTAAAGCATGTTACTACAAACCAAATACTATCTTCAGTTACAACAATGATTGTAATTAAAAAATTAGAAGATAAAGGACTGATTGATAGTTTAGATATCAACTTAGAACAGAATGAACAGCAATCTTAAATCACTATTTACTAGTGCGGGTATTGTATTTTTCTATATATTCGCTACAATGGGTATAGTTAAATTATTATGGAATACAAACAATACAGAAAAATTTCAAGGTAGAGTTATACTATTGGGTTTAGGTTCATTTGTATTTTCACTACTATATATTGTTGGGACGTACCATATTTTTGGTTCACGTAATGTAGATGTGTTTTATAAAGTACTTATTATATCACAAGCAATATACTGCATAACAGGGTTATACAGTTATGTTGCAATAAACAATAACAAATGATGATATCAATTGCAATTGCGTTAATAGTATTTGTTGCTACAATGTATACTATTGTTAAAGTAACAGATTACTTAGAAGACAAACCAAAAACAAATAAATTTAGGCAATGGTGGAGTAATAATGTTGTTGATTTAGATAACAGATATTCAGACTAAGTTTGGAAACCAAATAATCATTCGTATCTTTAGTCCACAAAATTAAAAGTTATGAAGATTATTTCAACACTAGACAAAATTGCAGAAGCAGTTTTTACATCTAAAGACTTAACATCAGCTCAAAACATTGCACTTGCACATTTGAATGAAAGTAAAATCAAAGAATCAGATAAAAACAAAATGATTCAAGAAATTACTAATATGAAGTCACTTCAAAAGTTACAATACTACTGTGCAAATGCACTACTGAAATATGAAGGATTAGGAGTTGGTACAAAGCCAACTTCTACATCTGCAGTTGAAGAACCAAATTCTTAATTTACATTTAATGAATAAAGTAGAAAAAGTATACCAATACTGTTTCAGTGACCATTCAACACTTGAATCTGATTGGGGTGATTGCACTGAAACTCAGTACAATGAAATGGAAGGATATGGTATAGAAAGAAGAATAATTGAAAGAGAGATTCAAGTAAGCGACTGGGATGATTTATGGTATGAATTTACAAAGACACCTCAATACAGACAATCAATTGCCGCTTTACAAGTTAGAGCTTACTTAGATTGGTTGAAAGATAATTTTAATGCACCAACTAAAAAATAACTTGTATTAGAAACCTAAAATATTGTCGTATATTTATATAAATAAAAAATAAAGGTTATGAAACAAACAAGACAATCATCAGTTGGAACATCGTTCCACCATACAGTTATTAACACAACTGTAAATAAGTTAAAAATACATTTAGGCGAACCTGAATTTGAAGAAAATTATGGTGAAGATAAGGTTAACTATGAGTGGGTAATGGAAACAAGTAATGGTGATGTTTTTACTGTATATGATTGGAAAGAATATAGACCGTTACTTGATGATGAAACAATTGAGTGGCACATTGGTGGTAAAAACAGAGTAGTTACTGAATTAGCTTTGCTTGAATTACAAGCAATTCTTGAATCAGATACAAAAGTTGAAGACGATAAAATGAAAGTAGTAAATAAAGAAGTATACAAAGTAACTGCATTAACTATTGATTACATGGATGAATCATACACTGTAACACATAATGAATCATTTGATGATTGTTTTATTTATGAATGGCATGTTTGTGATGAAGACAATGATGAAATAACACCAGCATTACACCCAACATTGTATGATGAATTAATTAAATTATCAAAACAATACATCTAATATGACAACAGCATATGAACATTTTCTTTACAAATACGCTAAAGAACAAGTAACAGAATTTAATAGTATTATCGACTTGATGAGTTTTTTCTTGTATATGGATTGTTCTAAACAAAACGAACAAGCATTTAATTGTTTAGAACAAACAGGCGATGAATCGTTTACTCAAGAATCATTCACTAAAGCAGCAAAGATGATTATCGACAAAGTTGAAAATCAACTACCATAACAAAACAATACATTTAATATGGCAGACTACAGCAAACAATGGGCTGAACTAAATGACCCTGAATTTCCTTGGGACTTTGATATACTTGAAGAATTTAAACAACTAGAACCAAACTCATATGTAAACATCATATGTGAAGGATTTGGATTTGATGCAATTGGGAATGTAGGTGGACAATGTATGATATCAATGCCTACTGATTCAACACACTTTAATTGGATACCTTATGAAACATTGCTTTTAATGTAGTTAAAATATTTATGGGTATGAAAAAATTTAAAGTAATATTTGTAGTAGACGATAATGGAAAACGTCGTGGTGAAGTAGAAATTAAAGCAAACACTAGTATTGAAGCATCAAATCAAGTAACGGATGCACTTAAACGTCTTAACGCTAAAAATATTACTATTGTATCATCAAACGAAATAAAATAACATGACAGCAGTAGAACAAATTTATAGCTTTTTTGAGAATCATGACGAACGAGTATTTCTTGATTTTTTAAGAGAACACAAGACATATTTTCTTGAAATGGAAAAAAATCAAAACACTCCAAAACCAGCAGATAAAGAAGAATTATCTAAACCACCTAAGTTTACAGTTAACACTTCAGAAACCGAATCTTAGATTGTAATTTTATAAAAATAAAAAGGTTATGGCAAAATATACAAAACATGAATTACAAGCGCTTGAAACAATTGAACAAGCGTGGGATGGTAGTGAATTAAAAATTGACAATGGCGACCATAAAATATGGTTAACACAACCAGAACATAGACAATATGATGGAGATTATGTTGTTGAAACAAGAGCCAATGGTAAATGGGAACAAGTTATTTGTTATTTTGAGTAACCCAATTTACAATCATACATTCACATTATAAAATAAAAGGTTATGGCAAATATGAGTTACTGTAGGTTTGAAAACACCTATCACGATTTGTTAGATTGTGTAAACAATATCACAGAAGAAGCAGGTAATGATCGCGACGAACGCTACCGAATTAGGTTAATTAAGTACTTAGCTGAAAATGCTGATTTATTTGTTGACTTAAAAGAACAAACAGACGAACCTGAATACCAATAGTTATGAAATTAAGTGACTTAGTTAGTGATGAAGAACTACTTAAGGAAGCAATTGAAGTATTTGGTAAAAATCTTGTACATGAAGTATTAGAAGTGGTTTACCTTGCTGATGCAGACGGTGCTTACTCAACATTTCAGGATATGGGTATGGATGATCATGCTGAATGTGTTGAAATGTTGTTTTTTGGGTAACCCAATTTTTGAGTATACATTTACGTTATAAAATAAAAAGTTATGATAAACAATTTAGTTGCAGGCACGTTAGTTCTTCTTAAGAGTAGATTTGAAATATTTCAAAAAGCTATTCAACATCACGAAAAACTAGAAATTATTAAAGAATACACAGATGAAAATGGAGATGAATATGTCCATTTCCAAATTGAAGTAACATCAGTAATAAGTTTGCTATTTGTTTTTCATGCTGGGATAGAACTTGGAAGTGAGTCAATGGCTAAAGCATTAATAAACAAATAACAATATGGCTTACTCAACATGCTGTGGTGCACACACCAATTTTACTGAAATAGGTATTTGTCCTGATTGTTTAGAACATTGTGATTGGGAAGATGAGGACAACGAACCAACTGATGAACAAACATTTAACAACCACAAAACAGAAGGTGGAATATCTTATGGTAGTGGTGGTGGTTGGCAAGGTAGATAAAAATAAATAAATAACATGGACGAAACAAATGTACAAAAGCTAAACAATCAGTTGAAGCGAATTGAAGATAAAATCAAAGCGATAAACAAAACAACAACGTTGATAAACGAAAAGTTAGACGAACTGATTAAAGCATTACACGAGTATGATGGTGATCTTAGTGATGAGATAGAGTAACCAAATTTTTAGTCATACATTTATGTAAATAAAAAATAAAGGTTATGAAAGCAACATTAAGACAACAAATCGAAGCGTTTGACAACAAGCAGTTTATCGATGATGAATGTTATTATTTCTATGATTGGTTTTGTAAAGACAAAGCATTACAAGGCAAAGCAAAATCATTAATGGCTAAAGCGAAAAAATTCGCAACCAAAATGAATGTTGATTTGGATAAGCATTATGTTTGGTTTAAGAACAACTGCCCAATAAGAGGATCATTGTATGACGATTTCAGAATATCTAACATTGAAACAGGGGACGTAGTGTATAATGTTTCACCATTAGATGGACATACAGGTATGGCTCGAATATACAGTGCAGAAGTTGGTTTTGATAAACCACTAGCCGAAGCAGAGTCATGGAAAGATTTATTGAAGTTAATATAATTAGAAAAGGGAGACACAGTCTCCCTTCTTACATTTATATAAACAAAAAATAAAGGTTATGATCACAATTACAACAAACCATGATTGGGCTAAATCGGTAGCCGACTTAAAAGAAGGATTGCTTAACACAATCGAAACTGAGTTAGAGGAATATGAACCCGAAGATACGGGTTGGTCCAAATACAGTAAAGATGAGTTGAATAAGATAGTAGACCGATACTTAAACGAAGTAACGGACGAAGAGATAGATGAATTTAATGAGGACAATTGCTATGAAGATCGAGACGAGGCTATAATGTGTTATCTAAACGAATGGGCATTCCACCCAGACGGAGCAGGTTACTAAATAATAAATAAGAGGGAGACACAGTCTCCCTTCTTACATTTACTGAAATAAAAATCAAGGTTATGAACAAAGTGTTAAAATGCATTAAAGGCATAGCAGACGACTGCAACGTAATGTGCCTACAAGGTGATGTTGTTGAATTATATGCTATAGATGAAAACGAGATTACTATTAAGGGTATATCGGGTTGGTGTGCTGAACATGAAATAACTTTTACTGCTAAAGAATTCGCTAGCAGCTTTGTTATATATAAGAATGATAATGTAACGGTAGTTGGGTAAACCCAATTCTTATCTTACATTTACATTATAAATAAATAAAAGTTATGACAGTTAATTTAACACATGAAGAATCAGAAAATCTATTCTACGACGCAATCTGCAACGGTTTAGGTGAATTAGGCTATTACGATTTAGAAATCGATTTTAGCGATGACGATTATAGTCAAGCCAAAACAAGTCTAATATTCAAAGACAGCAGTGCAGGGCTATGTTATGAAGACATTTTGATGGAAATGTTACGAAACGGAAAAACAATATGGATTGTAGATCAAAATGATGATGAACGTCACCCAATTACATTAGAGTTAGTACACGAGCGAGTACAAAACACACCAATCAGACATCTAATGGATGCGATTAATGAACGCGATGACGCAACAACAGCAGATTGTATTATACAAACAGTGATATACAACGATGTGATTTACGGATAGGAAATGAGGGGAACATAGTTCCCCTTTTTACATTTATGTTATAAAAATAAACAATATGTTACCAATTCAAAATCCCAAAGTGGAAACAATCATTTCATTGCTAAATGAAATAGAGGTTGATGGTGAGACAATGCAACACATACTAGAGAAAGTGTGTATGGAGGAACAAATGTTAAAGCAACTAATATTGACATACCCTGCGGATGCACTGCAAGTTATATCAAACGAAGTTGAACAAATGGAATGGGTTATCTAATGTATAAAAATAAAAACTATGATAGTAGAATTAATTATGAGTAAGGACAGAGTTTCTTACATCGTAGAACATTTAGGTGAAGACAGAGTTACTGTATCCGAGTATAATAAAGAACAAGATACAATTAAATTTGAGTTGAAAAATACGTTAGATATCCTAATCATGTTTCACGCCGGAATAAAATGTGGCTCAGATAATATGGCTAAAGCACTAATTAAATAAAACAACAATACAAATCAAGGTTATGAATAAACAAAAAATTGACGAAGCATTTGTCAAACTAATTTCATTATATGACACATGTGATGAATTAGAAAACAATGGTGATGATAAGTCTGCTAATGAAATGCGTAAAACACTAAATGACCTATCTAAATTTATTGTTTCACTAATGAAAGACAACACACAAGCTAAAGAAAATATCAAACATTTGGTTGATTATTATGATGACAACAATTTGATGGATACGATTCCCGATTATGTTTGGGGGTATATACTCGCAATTGAAAAATCATGTAACTAAAAATAGCTACAAAAAATTAAAGCGAAAGCTTGCAGTACTCACACATCATACATACCTACGTATATACGATTTATTCATTAAAATAGCAAAATGGAACATATAACAGAACAACAAGACAATATCTTTTGGCGAGACGGCGCTTGGACAGAATGCGTCGGTGGTTTTCACTTCAAAACGTCGCTAAAACAAGTTATAGACGAAATAACTAAAACGGGACTAAACGCAGTTGGTATTAAGATAAATGACGAGTACGATATTGAAATTATTGTCGAGCGAGATGAAACGTATAAGCGATTGTATGAGAATGATAATAATGATTCCAGCGACGAAACGGAATAATAGATAAGGGTGTATGGGTGACAGTGCGACGACAGATAATTTTGTCGTCGCGTTTTTTGTCGCGACGTTTTTTTTTTTGTGTAACATAACGGTATACCGTAACGTGGGTACCGTAACGTGGGTAACATTATGTCGTCGAACGTTGATCGGCGATACGGGCGGCGATGAGAACGGGTAACGACCATATGTCGGAACGTGCTGGGAAACAATAAATAGGAAACAATACGTAACGAACGCTACGTTGAATATAACGTAGATACCGCCAAAAATTTCGTGTTCACGTACGTTGTCGATTGCAAATAGACAATTGAGATTTACGCGAAGTACTTGCGAATTTTACGTATAATTAACGCACGCGTTCGATAACAACGTGTACAAAACAGCATATAAGTATATCAAAACATAAACATATCATGATGTAAGTATATTTGGATATGCTATGGTATGTGGAACAAAATGAAATAATGGGTGTAATGGGGGTGTGTTGTGACGAACATACATTCATCGACATTACGTTTTGTTTTTTTGTTACAATGTATATATGAAACGTTATGTATTGTTTTTTTTGTACGTAACAATGTTGTGTTCTCCAAATAAATTTTTTTTTTGTAACGTAGTTTTTTTTGTATTACATTATGTATCGTATTTAAAATTAAAACAAAGTAAAGTTGGAAACCCAACTTACCCAGCGTATATTTACAGTGTTAATTTAGTTAATAATTAAAAACAAATAAAAATCAAGGTTATGTCAGAAGTATTAAACGAAACAAAAGCACAACGCGGTAGAAAAGTAAACGCAAACAGTGCACGTCAGCAAAAATTAGCAATGTATGCTAAGTTGCAAGCCGAAGGTTTAACAATTAAACGCGGCAGAAAAGTAAATGAAACAAGTGCTCGTCAGCAACGATTAGCATCGTTTGAAGCACGAATTGCTAATGGTGAAGTTGTGAAGCGTGGTCGCCCTAAGAAGGTACAGACCGAAGCATAATTAAAGCACAACGCATTTAGAAAGCACTGACACAAATCGTGTCGGTGCATTTCTTTCTTCATTTGGGAACCCAAAAAATGAATCGTACCTTTATGAGCTAAGTGGGGTTTATTAAGGAATAAATTTGGGGAACCCAATTCATGTTCATATCTTTAGACCAATTTCATTTTGGGGTGGCGGGGCGAGACGTCCTAAGCAGCCTACCTCTGATCTCTTCACCCGTTTCATTAGGCGCCTATCCAAATCGATAACATAACATTACGAAGTGGAGTTGGGTTTCCCAAATGTTAATATAATTAAATTTAAAATTAGAAACGTAATTATTTAACGTACATTTATGTTATAAAATTTAAAATTATGAATCAAGAAAAAACAATCGTTCGTATTGAACAAGTAAACGGTGGTATCCAAGTACAAGTTGAAGGCACAGGTAATGACCTAAGTACATTAATCGCTTCAGTATTAAATCAAAATGAAACGATGATGGAGTTATTTAAAGTATCAATAATTAAAGCAATGGTGTATGAAGATAAACACCAATCTGATGATGATGAAGCAACAGATGATGATGTTGCTCATATGTTATCTAAATTAGGTATATCAAATATAGGATTATCTTAAAAGGTGGGAAACATAATTTCCCATCTTACATTTATAATATAAAATTAAAGGTTATGATTACAATTACAATTGAACGATTGAATGAAATCGAACAAGAACGAAACGAGACAACAGCGACACCGGAGTTTCAAGAATGGTTTAAACAGCTAAATGTATCCCGTCTACATGTGGACAAAACGGGTATAATGAGAGCAGTTGAGATAATGAAACAATGGAGTGATAACAATACTAAACGAGGTTCATACTTTTAATTTTAAGAAACAAGGGTTACCATTTGGTAACCCAGTTTCGATTCGTACATTTATGTTATAAAATTAAAAAATATGATTAAATCAATTGAAAACGCAATACAACGCGTTAAGGGTTCTTACCCAAGTATCTACAGTAAAGACGATGTTACCAATCTATTGTATGAGTTAGTATCCGATTTGGACACTGAAATAAACGACATAGTAGAGTTACATCAAAAACCAAACGTCGATTTGGATGATTTAAGATCCAAGTTACACGATGCAATCTATAGGAAACTAGACCGAATGAGTAACAGCGATGTAATTGACTTTGATTCAGCTGAATTCAGTATCGCTTATGATAATCGAGTTGAATTGGATGATATTAATTTCAATGTGGATACCCTGATAGATGAAGTAGATGAAGCGATCAATGAAGTAATTGAGGTATTTGAGGAAACAATATTAATTGAACCTACAACAGAAGCTAATTAAGTTTTTTTTGCGACGCGGGGTAACCCAATCCCGCGTCGTACATTTATGTTATAAAATTAAAACATATGAATCAGAACAAATTAAACAGTGGTTATTATCTATTTGGAGGCAAAGGTGATGTATGGAGCAACACAGCACACATTGCCAAATCAGGTGATGGTACATACAGAACATTATGTGGACGACCAATGTTAAGCAGTAATTGGGTACGTATAATGGAAGTTAAACATGCTGGATGTCCACATTGCATAATAGCATATGCTCAAGCAGAGCAAATAGGACAATATAGTGATAAATCGATAGAGGAGTATGCTGACATGGTTTGGTGTATTAGATTTGGTTATTAAATAAAGGATATGGCGAGCCCCCACTCGCCATTATTTTTGCATTATGACAAAAAAAAGAAAATGAAAATAAACGATAGCGGAGCGATAGCGTAGCGACGGCGCAACGGGCCCACGGCAATAGCGGTCCATCGACGCGGCGCATATATGGCGCGGAATTCCCCGTATTCACAGCAAGACCACGATCTTTACCCAAGGCGCGCGTATATACGAATATCCGCCATCCGCAAAATCATTTATACCCCTTTCGACAAACATTTCTAGACCCGCAATCCTTTCTTTTATACGGATCTTTTTGGAAACCAAATGTATATACGTACATTTGCGATTATGATTACATACATTACATCAGCGGAAGCTCAAGAAAATTACTACCCCAAACCAGCGGGAATGTCCGTTAAGTATACGGACGCATACACACTTACACCAGATGAGAATAACCCACATTGTGAACACGTTCACTATTGGGTTAAGCGTCAACGTTTTGATGCTAGTTTATCATTTAACCAGGGATATATCTATATCTTAGAAAGTAAGGGACAATCGGGTATTTTAAAGATTGGGTATACGGACCGTACACCACAACAACGTTTAAATGAGATTAACGGAGGTACCGGTGTTATTATACCTTGGTATATAGTTAATTCATTTGCGTGTAAGTCGCCCGAATACATCGAGACACTCGTTCATCAATCCCTTAGTCAATACCATGTGAATAAAGAAGGTTTTAACGTTAGTATACGGGAGGCTGAGCGTGTTATCGATAAGATCATCGTCGATAATAATGCTGGTATTTAGGTTATTATTCATATTTGTAATCTTTTTACCCGGAAACCCCATTCATATATTTATACTCAGCAATTAATACAAAATTATAACATGGCAGAATATTTACTACACGATAGAGATAAAGCAGCTTTCATCAATCGTATGAACAAATTGTTAAAACAAATTAAACCTAATATGGAATTGGATAGTACTAATTTCATTGATGTACCTGGTGATGGCGGTGAAAATGATATAACTGTATTTGTTACTGATAATCCTATTGAACAAAAAATGCTTGAAATGTTGATTGATAAGAATTCCTTTTCATATAAAATTAAAAAAGTTAACCTTAAAGAAATCGTTGGTTCACTTCGTAATTAAGCCTAATTGATTGAAAGTCTTTTAGGCTTTCTCTCTACTCAAGATCGCCGTATATACGTATCTATTGATGATAGAAGTGTAAAAGCCCTAAGAAAATAGAGCGGTAAAAACTTGGATGTGTTAAAAACATGTCGTATATTGCAATTAAAACTACTAAAAAATGAAATACAAAGAACAAGCCCTAAACAAGGTTGGTAAAATTGAAAACCAAATCCGCGCGTTAGAAGTTGCTATTAATACATCTTCTTCATTAAGCGAAATTATTACTATTATGGAGCGAATTAAAGAATTAGTTAAATCATTGCATGATACTATTTCTATTGAACACGATGAATGGAATTAATTATGATAACTACTATTATTACATTATTTCTTTTATTGGGTGTAGCCGGTTATACGATTTATAACCTGTTTAAAAAAGTTGAAATGTTAGAGGAAATTGTTGATTCGCAAGAACAATATATTACTAAATTTTCCAACACAGTTGACTTTGCTAATAAAAGATTAGAAGATATAGACGCTAAAGGAACTTTCCAATCGGATGATGAGGTTGGTTGGTTTTTTGAAAGTGTAAAAACATTACAAAGAGAATTAAATGACTTTAACCTTAATGAAGCCCGTGGAACAAACAGAATCAATAGCAATAGAAGATAGTTCATTAACGATTGAGTTAACTAAATCAGGGAAGCCACGTAAGCGTAAGCCGAAAACATCTAATACTTATTTTACTGAGGACACACAAAACGCTATTGTTGAGTATGTTAAATCGGAAGATCAGGACTTTAGGAATACTGTTTACCGTGAACGTGTTGAATATGGTTTTTTTAAGTTAACTCAAAATATCATTCACACATTTAAGTTTTATTATACCGATGGTGAATCAGTAGAAGATGTACAACAAGAAGTAATTGCTTTCTTACTTGAAAAATTAAAGCTATATAAACCCGAAAAAGGTAAGGCTTACTCTTATTTTGGCACAATTGCTAAACGCTATTTGATCCTTAAAAATAAGAAAAACTATCAGAAACTACAAGACAAAGGTGACTTAGTTGAGGTAGATGACGATAAAAAAGTTAAGGAAGAAGTAATGAATAGCCATTATGGTCAAGATCATAACCTTAGTGAATTTATGGGTTTGTATGTTCGTTACATAGATAAACATCTTCATAAATTATTCCCTAAAGATATAGATGCTAAAACAGCAGATGCAGTTATGGAGTTATTCCGTAAACGTGAAGCGTTGGATATTTTTAATAAGAAAGCATTGTATATCTACATTCGTGAGATGATTGATGTTGATACCCCTCAAATTACTAAGATTACTAAGAAATTGAAAATCGTATATGTTGATCTATTCAATAAGTACTATGATGATGGTTATGTAAATATATAACTTTTGTTTGCTTCTATATTTATAATCAAAAAATAAGATATGAATTTTGAACAAGTAATGTGGGGTAATAAAAAATTCTCCGATTTACTTAAAGATATATATGTTAACTCTAAAGATAAAGAGAAACAAATTAAAGACTTGATTGAGACTCTAAAACCATTGGTTAAGGATTCTCAATCAGCTCTTATGATAGTTCCGTTGATTGCTGAACATTTAAACATTAGTGTTAAAAATGACGAACAGCTAATCAAATTGGCCGGTATTGTTCAACGTGCTATGTCTGCCTCTCCAGATGAAGCAGCTAGTTTTATTTTAAGTGAAGCTGAAAAAGAACAATTATTTTCTGCTGTTCATGAGGTTAATAACAATCTTTTAGGACCTAATACAGATAAATAATGACACGTGTACGAGAAGGACTTTCGTTTATTACAACCGCTATCGGTAATAACAACTATTTACCTCCAATTGAATATAAGGTAGGTAAGGTATATGCTGTTATGTTAGATGAAAGAAGTGTTCCTCAACAAGTGTGGTTAGATAATGGTGGTTGGGCTGGTATTGGTACTATACTATATCAAGAATATATTGAGGATCAAGAAATACCTTTAGAAAACTTAACAGATAATGAACTTGCTAAGTTACCTACTGCCTTACCTTTATACCCTAATCAAAAATATTTCCCATTACCTGGTGAAATAGTATTACTACAAAATTTACCTTCAGCTCCTTCTCCAATTACTAGTAAAACTGAAGAAACATACTACAGCACTGTAATTAATGCTTGGAATAGCCCTCAGTTTAATGGTTTGTTTATAGAGGAAAATAAAAACTTATTGTATAATTCATTTACTGAAAATCAAGATTTTAGGGGTTTACAAACATTTGAGGGTGATTATATACTAGAGGGCAGATTTGGTAATGCTATTCGTTTTGGAAGTACAAATAAATCAGGCATTCAGGATTTATCTCCTTGGTCTACTAATCCAACTGAATTAGATAGTAATCCCATATTGATACTTTCAAACCAACATAATGATAAACTTTCTGATTCTGATTTATACATTGAAGATATAAATTTAGATGGTTCTTCACTTTATCTTACATCACAACAAATAATTCCTTTAAACATAAGAAATGTTACTTTAAGTAACATTACAGCACCTATTGGAATTAGAGATTTTAGTGACCCTCAAGCAATATTAAATGCAGACAGAGTTATTATTTCTTCTAAATCAGATGAAGTTTTATTGTTTGGTAGAACAGGAATCGAACTATATTCTCAAGGAAGTGTTTATTTACAAAGCAATAAAGTAGGAATTACATTACAAGATAATAATATATTTTTAGGTCCATACAATAATGCTCAAACTACTCAACCTTTAGTATTAGGGAATAATTTAAGAGAGTTTTTAACAGGATTATTTCAAGCCCTAAGTGATTTTAGTACATCTATAATTGATGCTAAGTCTACTCCTGAAGGTTTAACTATTACACAGGTTAGTTTAGCAGCAGAGGCTTTACAAAAATATATTAGTAGTAATTCAACTAATTTAGAAAAAACTAATTATTTACTTTCTAACACAACATATACTTTATAATGGCTACTACAGAGGAAAGAATAAAAGCTGCCCAGAAAGCATTAGACGATGCTACTAAATTGTATAATGATGGAGAAAGACAATATAAAAAAGCAGAAGCAGTATACAATCAGGCTACAATAGCAGCAGCACAAGCTTCTGCGTTTGCAAAAGCATTAGGTAATACTAATGTTGATACAGTACAAGCTTTAAGACTAGCAGCTTCATTTGCACCTGATCCTAAAGAATATGCTGCTGCTGTTAATCAACCAGGAGCCGATATTCAAGCTATACAAAAACAGCAATTAAATGGTGCTGTTGGAAAAGCAAATGTTGCAGAACTTGCAAAGAAAAAAGCACAAAAAGAAATACAACAAGCTACTAAATTCATAAATGGAGTTAAAGCACGTATTAATGTTATAAAAAACCAATTAGGTATAGTAATATCAGGTATTTCTTTAAGACGAAAAGCAGATGCCCAAAAATTAAAAAGTACAATTAAAGTAAAAACTAAACGTAAAAAAATTACTTTAAATAATGCTAGAGCGTTTGTAAAAAAGAATAAGGCCGCTATTAAAGCAGTAGCTAAAGCCGCATTATTATTTGTTATTGCTAAAATATTAAATGATCAAATCCAGGCACTATCTGCTAATGTTCAACAACTAGGTGAACTTGTAGACTCAGTAAATGATCAAATCGAATCAATTGAAACTAAACAAGACGTTTTAAAAGCAAGAGTAACACGTGATGCTGCTTTAGTATCATTAAATAGCGCTGAACGTCAAATAACAAAGATTAGAGATACTTTTAAAACCTTAGAGCTAATACTTACTATAACATCATTAGCATTAAACATTTTATTATTATTCCCTATACCTACAACACCTAAGGTTGTACAAAAAATAGTAAACGTTATATTAACTTTAGATTCTATTACTATAATTATAGGCATTACTCGATCCGCCCTTGACGATTTAGTTGCCGAAGTACAATACCAAAAATCTAGGTTATTACCAATAAGTGATGTTATTGATCAAGCTATTAATGATAACTTAGACCCATCAGAAATTGCTAATTTATTGTCTGGAGGTAATTTAGGTCAATTAGGATTGTTAGATGGTGTTACATATAGAGGATTCCGATTTGCTGTATATGAAGAAAATGATCCTCGATTTGTCGTAGCTGGTAATAAACGTCGTTACGCTGTGGTGTTGGATAGAAGTGGATTCATAGTTTTACAATCTCGCCCATCATTTACTTTAGAACCTACTGTTTTAGTTGAAGAATTAAAACTAATTATAGACGAACAAAATCTTGAACCTTAATATTTATTAATATGGAAACACAAAAACTAAAAAATCTTATTAAAGAGTCAGTTAGAGAAGTTTTGAAAGAAGAATTAGCCAATCTTGGAAAACAAAAGATTCAAGAATCTTTTACACAACAAGAAGAATGGCCAACTATTAAACTAAACACAAGTAACACAAACCCAGCGTTACGTTCAAGTTTAATGGAAAAAATGGGAATGGTTCCACCTGCTATGCCTCAAGCTAAGCCAACAACGTTTGCTGAAAAGCAAAATGTTTACCAAAACATGCTTGCTCAGGTAGCCGCGGAAATGAA